GGATTGGTATAGAAAAAGGCACTAATGGTTACGGTGATAAGAACTCACTGATTGCACCTTTAACACCTGGTCAAACAGATTATATTCTTTCTGATTTGCCTACTGAGCCACAAGTTCAGCAAGTGCAACAACCAACTTCTAATCCAACACCCGATTGGGCTAAACAATAAGTTTCTAAGATTTCTAGCGTCAACACCTTGTAGTGCGTTAGGACTATGTTTGGGGAGTACATAGGACGCAAAACTCCCCGCCACAATCGGGAGGATTAAATGATTGAATCAATTATGTGTCTAGCCATGGCTATCTACTTTGAAGCGAGAGGTGAGCCTATGGTGGGGCAAGTGGCGGTTGCTCAAGTTGTCGTAAATAGAGTCTGGGATTATAGATACCCCGATAATGTTTGTGATGTCGTTAAGCAAGGCTATTACTATTCTTGGAATCAAAACATTCCTATCAGAGATAAATGTCAATTTAGCTTTTGGTGCGACGGTAAACCCGAAACTATAAATGATATGATGGCATGGGGTTTTGCTATTGATATAGCTGAAGCCACAATGAAAGGCTATCTGTATGATACAACAAGCGGTGCTACTCATTATCATGCGTATTATGTACAACCAAGTTGGTCATATAAATTTACAAAAACGGTTCGTATCAACGACCACATATTTTATAGAAGAGAGATGGAGTAATGATTAAAATAGAAAAGAATATACCTATTCCTTCAACTAAAACAAAAGCAAAAGATATTGCAGAAAACATGGAAATTGGTGACAGTGTTTTAGTAAAGTATGATTTAGCTAGAATGATAATTACAGAGATAAATAAATCTAGTTCAACCAAAGGTAAAATGAATAATTTGGTTAGGGTGTGGAAGGTAAAAAGAGATAAAAATGATACTTAGACCATATCAAGATGTGGCAGTAAACTCTGCTATTAAATCATTAAACAAACATAAAAATACAATAGTTGTTGCACCAACGGGTGCAGGTAAAACTATTATGCTATCGTCTTTGATAGGGAAGATGCACAAGGAAAACAATAAAGTATTGGTGCTTCAACACCGTGATGAACTTGTTAATCAAAATATGGACAAGTTTAAAAAGATAAATCCTAATATATCAACGAGTATTTTAAATGCTGATGAGAAGGATTGGTCAGGTGATGTAGTGTTTGCCATGGTACAAACGCTATCCAGGCCGAACAATTTATCGAGTATGCAGCGGGTTAATCTAATTATTATTGATGAGAGTCATCATACTATAGCAAATTCTTGGTTAAATATAATAAAAGAATCAAAAGAAATTAATCCAAATGTTAGGATAGCAGGGTTCACGGCTACTCCTAATCGGGGTGATGGCAAGGGTTTAAAAGAGGTTTTTTCTAATTGTTCACACCAAATAGAAATAGAAACACTCATTCGTGAAGGTTTTCTTGTATCACCCAAACCATTTGTAATTGATGTCGGAGTCCAAAAAGAACTTAGTCAAGTTAGAAAAACGATTGATGAATTTAATATGGACGAGGTAGCTCGTATCATGAACAAAAGACCTATTAATGAAGAGGTTGTTAATAAATGGCATAAACAAGCATCAGACCGTAAAACAGTTGTTTTCTGTTCTACAAAGAATCATGCTAAAGATTTATGTGATGAGTTTGTAAAACAAGGTGTTCGGGCAGAGGTTCTGACAGGAGACACAAAGAAAGATGTTCGGGTTAATATGCTGCAAAGTTTATCAAACGGTGATTTGCAAGTTGTTATTAATGTAGCAGTTTTGACTGAGGGTTTCGACTCACCACCTGTATCTTGTATTATTTTAACAAGACCTTGTTCGTATAAATCAACAATGGTGCAAATGATTGGGCGTGGATTACGAACCATTGATCCAAATGAATACCCGAACATAATTAAAAAAGACTGTATAATTTTAGATTTTGGAACATCAATATTAACTCATGGTAAGTTAGATGAGGAAGTTAACTTAGATGACGTTGCATCAGAGGAAAATGGTCAAGCACCACAAAAGCAATGCCCTGAGTGTAATTCGATAGTTCCTTTAGGTGTTCGTGAATGTCCTATATGTGGTCATGACTTTGCTAAACAAGAAGAAATGAAACTCAAAAAATTTAATATGACAGAAGTTGAGTTAATAAATAAATCTCAATTTCGTTGGATTAGAATATTTGAAAGTGATAAATGTTTAATGGCATCAGGATTTAATGGTTTTGCCATGGTTATTGATTTAGGTGATAATTTTTTGGGTCTTACAAAGCTCAGAAATGGGGATTTAAGGGCAGTGAGTATAGGTAATAAGAGAGAAGCTATTGCATCTGCTGACGACTTTCTAAGAAAGATTGAGAGTAGTAATAAAGCAAAGAAGAATAAACAGTGGTTAAATGAACCAGTAAGTGAAAAACAAAGAAGAATATTAATTAACAAAGGTTATACAATATCTCCTTTTGATTTCTCTTGGACAAAATATAAAGCGTCTTGTCTATTAGATTATTTGTTCAATAAAAAAAAGGTTGATCATCTTATTTATAAGAAGAAAAGAGAAATTAAAATTAATCAAAAATCTTTAAAATCAAACCAAGATAGGCTTGCTCAATTAAATAGACAGTATTCTCCAAATTATAATTCTGATAATTCATATTTTCCTACAAGAAAACAAATTAAAGAACAACAAAACTCTTTAGTTAAAATTAATCAAAAAGAGAGAGAAGATCGTTTAAAGGCTTTAAGTTATGGACTTAAACAAATAGA